GTGGTTCCCATCCAAGGGTATGCCAAGCGACAGTGGCGGCTTCTATTCCAGAACAGACCGATAAATATCTCATATCATTCTCATGGTAAAAAAAAGACTCCCCGAAGGGAGCCTAAGTCATGGGAGGTGCGCCACAGGAAGGGACGCATCGATCATCTTACGGAGTTTCTTCACACGCGCAAGGTTATTGTTACGCATGGCGTAAACAAGGGCTACGAACAGTTCTGCGATGGAAGGGGTTCTCATTGTAGGGTCACCTTATGCAACTGGTAATCTGTAAATGGATCTAGATGCCAAACGTTATGAGCAACGAGGGCGCAAGCCTTTGCATACTCAGAGTTTTCTTGAATACACACATTTCCCACAAAAGCCAAGGCTTCTTCTACGTGTTTAAGGCGCATGAAAGCGAGGCGTAACAGTTCACGATCGGGTTCATCTTCGTTGTTTGCCTTTTCCCGAAGGCGTTCTATTAAGACCTCGCTACTCATCACAATACCTTTCGTGGTAGTTTGCCTTGCAGTTTAAACGCCCGGTGAAGGGCTTGCCGATGGACACCTAGTTCTCTGGCCACTTGTGACATGGTTTTGCCACCGTATATCATTTCAAGAGCGTCATCCAGATATGTGGTGGTGTACTTGTGGCTTGCGCCCTTTTTGCGGCCTCTTGGCATGTCAGTACCCCATTTCTGTTACGAACGATTGGTATTCTTTTTCAACCCTATGATGATCATCTAACAATTTATTGTAATCTTTTAAAGTCTCCGCATAATGACGGCGCATAATAAGTAGTCCATCCATAAAACCTTGGTCCCATACCTCATGATATGAAGTGCCTTTTGGATACGGATTATCGATAGGAAGTCCACCTGTACGGGCGTGGGACTGTGCTTCTGCGCGAATGGTGTTAAACATCTTCGTGAAACTCCTTTTTATCAAATAAATCTTGGATGGCTTCTTGGATGGTTGCGCCTTCGCCATATATGGCATCCTCTTCACCATAATCCTTGGCGAACCCCGCTTGGTAATCCCAATTACGAATAGGTACAGGTGGGAACACATGGTAAATGATAATGTCTTGACCGTTTACGTTTTCATAAGTTTTTGCGTACATCTCTAATTTCCTATCTAGTCAGGACCGCCCTGAACAAGACCCACTATATACATGGTTCGGATCGTGTCAACAATAATTATTGATCATTTAGAATTTTTTTTACGCACCCGTACCTTGAAGGTTTTTTTCGGTTCTTCAAAATTGTCCATGGCCACAATGATATCGTGGTACAGGCTTTCATACATACGGATTTCTTGTAGTAGATATTCAATATGTTCGGCCGCTGCCCATTCAAGGGTGGTTTCTTTCGGCCGCATGGACGCGCCAGTCTTGGGCCATCGTTCGGAATCTTCACACTCTTGGGCTTGCTTGCGTAGGGCGGCCATCAATTCAGATGGGAACATTTCACGGGGTAACATCACTCACCCTCTTTCAGTGCGGCACGGCGTTTCTTTTCTTCCAAAAACAAATCAAGCGGATTGATTGCCGCATTATGCAACCAAGCTGGAAGAACATAACCGTTTTGACGGGCATGAATTACGGCGTCAGCAAGAACAAGGCCGCTGTCTATAGCGTAATTTTTCCACGCTATTTGCCTGTCAAGTTCTTCCCGTAACTGTTCAATTACGTTCGCGGCTTCTGATCCATCTGGATTTACAGGCACTTGAAGATAAACCAGTTCTTGCCCAATAGTGGCAGTTTCTTCTTCAGTGTGGCGCAACCGTTTTATAATATCCATCATTTTGGCGGCTCCGGTAATAGCATCCAATGGGTGGGTTCAAGTTGATAGCCTGTATTGCTTACCCAACCAAAATTTGTATTTGGCAATGGACCCAAACGCGACCATGTGGCCATATATATTCCACCATTTTGGAACATTAAAATATCAGTAAGCCCATCTTTTGGCGCGGTTTCTATTGGTTGCCAGCCATTATATTGACGCAAACTGTTGGGCATTACACCCAAATAATTAGACACTTCTTCAAGTTTAAGTTGTGCGTTTCTAATGCCGGGCAAAATTAAATCAGCCAAACGGTTCAGATCAGTCATTTCGGTGGCTCCGGTAATTCTGGCAGATGCATCCAATGCGTAGGACGGCAACTTAAATAAAATTTAGGATCATCAATTTGAGCATATTGCCATTGGTCTGCATAAATCCATTTGGCAACCATAAGATGCCAGCCGGGTTCACAAACTAATACCCATTCATCTTTTGGGCAGGTTTCTATTGGTTGCCATTCACTCATGACCGCACCATCCCGCAATAGCCGTGGGTTGTGCTATACCGCTTTTCCCATCCCAATGTGAACCAACCTTTAGAACCATTATCGGGCGTTGAGTCGTCCCATTGGCCTTCTTTTAATTGCGGATCGTTAATTTCTGCCCACCGCCAAGCCATGCACTTGGGGCCATCACAACCTGTAATCATACCGTGGTTAACCGGGCAAAACTTTAAATCAGCCTCTTCAGGCGTCACATAATTATCAATCATATCTTTACCTTTTTCCATGTATTTATTCCAAAATACTTTTTATTTAACGATGACAACAAAGCGCGATATTCATTTGTTTTACGGCCGCGTTTCTTTGGTTTTTTAGGGAATAAATTATCATCTATAGCTTTTCGTGTAATGTTATATATCATGTCCTCCTCCATCTCACTCTCCTACAAAACCGCAATAACCCTGCGTTTGGCTATATTCTAAATCCCATGTTTCTGTCTTTTCATTCCAATCGTCTTTTTCGGTAGCCCACCGCCACCCAGCGCACTTTCGACCAACACAAGCCTTACCTGCTGGTACACCATTATGGTGTATTACGTTCGCACCAACGCCCATGGGACAAACAGTACGTTCACATTCTTCTTCAACGATATAGTTCATTGTACGGGTTCCTCTTTGCTTTCCATGATGACAGACGAGAACACCATAGCGGCTTTGCTACGATCAGGTTCATCCATTTTATCCAACACCGATGCGGTGAATGATGCCAAGATATGCAAAACAGTCCCAATCGTCATACCATCAACTGCATCACCAATCTTGTCGTAGGCTTTAACATGCTTTTCTTGCATCTTCTTTTCCATATGGTCTTTAAGATTGATCGTCATTTCAGTTTAAACCTTTTCACTTTGATTTTGCGGCGTGGATGAATGGATTCCTCAAGAACGGCTTGGCCGCTTCGCAACATTTCTTGAAGGGTACGCTCTATATCTTCTTTCTTAAAAGCACGTAGTTTATTTACAATGACGCCAAACGTTTCCCCGTCTTCTCGCTCTAGCAGGCTTTCCAATCGGCTTACCAAAGCAGTCTTGGGGGCGTCTTTTACTCGATCGTTACCAACCACAAGGCGGGTCTTTTCTTCTGCATCCCGGCGGACAAGGGCATAAGCCCAACGAACGTGTTCAACGGTACGAATACCCTCCGGTACGGCTAGGATAAACGATATCTTGGCAATCAATTCCTTGGCACGAAGAAACAGGGACGACATGCCAGACTTTTCTGTGTGATCTTCAGCAAGGCTATGCATGATTTCCATGGCATTTTCCAACATATCCTCGGCCTCTGGCGTGGTAGATATTCTCACCTTTGAACCGTAGTTCTCAATGCGAGTGGCGGTCTTATCGTAATGGCCGGACATATAAAGTTGCTGGAGAGCAAGTTCTAATTCCAATGGCATTGGCCGTTTACGAAACTTCTTTTTCTCGGGCGGTACGTCATCCTTCTCTTCAAAAATTAAAGCACGGCCAAAGAACCCATTGGCAGCCGTCTCTTGGGTAACCAGTCCACTGAACGTAATACCTGTTGTAAACCCTAAAAGGGACAGGAATGGCTGTCTCAAACCCGACCTTAATTGTTCCAAAGACCGCTCTAACTCAACAAGTTCTTTTTCAATTGTAGGATTAGCACCTTCTTCTAACTTGTTCTCTCGTTGGCTTATTTCCTTTTTAATCATACCGCTAACCGATTCGCGGACATCGCCCGATAGAGGCATCCAGCCATTGGCTTTGGAATATACCGACATCAGGATACCAAGGACGCCTTCAAGATATACGGCACCACCGCGCTTCTGGGCGTTCTTAACCTTATCCAAAAAGATACCGACCTCGTCGATCTGGTAATAAGATGGTTGGTGACGGGTAAGGTTACGGATGACTTCTTGTTCCGATTTGATCGTGGAATATACTGGCTCTTGGATCCCTACGACCTTATGGATTTCAAAGGCTGCCTGTTGGATTGATTCCTTACCAGTACCGGACGCGGCTACGCAGAAGGCAAATACGTTGGAAGTCACATCGCTCACATCGTCAGAATAGCGCAGGCCAATAATATCCCCGATCGCAACGATGGCCGCGGCTACGGCTAGTTTTTCCCGCTTGTAACGGCATTGGTCGTGTATCCACTCCGCAACGGTTCCCACAAATCCCGGTGGCCGTTTAAGGTCGATATTGGAAATGTCTATGTGCTTGGCTTGGTATTCATCGACAACGGGCAAATCGTCATCGCCATTCGGCTCAAAGGTAACGGGTTGCACCCATCCTGCGCCCTCGGCGTAGTGGATCAATGTCCCAAGGGTAACGGGGTTGATGGCTTTACCAAATGAATGCCAGCGGCGTTCAAGAATGTCTCGGCCGGGGTATTTCTTGCCCTTGGATGACCAGTCGTCCCATACATCGAACCCCGTACCTAGGGTCGCATGGTGGATAGCCATACCGCAGCGGATCCATGTTTCATGGTCGATATCGGGATTGATGTAGGACAACATATCCGCAAGATCATCGTGTGATACGTCCACGGTTCCCGTGGGGGTGTAGGCTCGATGCCGATCGGGTTTGGATAGGCCATGAATGAGTTCTGCGGGGGCTTGGTCTATTTCGGTGGGCGATCCCACAAGGGTAACATAAGTGTTACCAGAAACATGACGCGACCCCGGCCCTACGACGAAACCAGACGATTTAAAGTCGATACCGGGATAATCTGGATGGTGTTGAATAAGGGCTAACCCTTCATCGCATTTAAAATATAGGTGTTTGGAGCCACCGCCTGACCCAGTTTGAACAATTAACCCTGCGCCACCAATAGCGGGAACATCGGCCAATAGCCGTTCATATGATTCGACGCCGCCGTTGCGGGCATCCACATCAATGACAATAAGACCGCGGACGAGGACGCCGTATCCGGTATCGAATTGGCCGACCTCTGCCATGACATCGATTTGATCTTCGGACCAGTGAGGCGTGTGCTGCCAGTTTGTGGCTAAGGGGTGTTTGCCAACAGCATTGCATTTAGGATTACCGCACCCGCATGAGCCGTCCCTTTGGATAGGATGAAGCCCGAATACGCGGTAACCCGCCTCCCAAAAACTTTTCTGCATCTTATTTCCCTTGGAACAGGTAAGCCACTAACCGCTCAATTGTGGATAATGTAGGGTTTTTGTTCTTACCCGACGCAATAGAGCGAATCGTATTCTCGTGCAGACCAGTCTGTAGGGCGACTTTATCTAGTCTACGATCGGCTAGGGCCGTCCGTATGCGTGTCAGTGTGTCTATATCCATCTCAAAGTATTCCCTCGCCACATTGCGTTGTTGACAATCACTCCGAATGGGTCCATTTGTCAAGGCGTAGAAGCAAGAGGAGTGCTCAATGAGCGTTTTAGATACGATAAGTAAACCAGCCGACAGGCCAGTAATTGCAACAATCTTTGGTAATGCGGGTATGGGAAAGACCACCTTGGCGGTCACTTTTCCTAATCCGATTGTGATTCGGGCAGAGGATGGCCTTCAAGCAATCCCGTCCAGTCAGCGACCAGATGCGTTTCCATTGTTAACCAAGCCAGAAGAATTGTGGGATCAGTTATTTGCCCTCACAAGTGAAGAACATAGTTACAAAACCCTTATTGTTGACAGCGTTACCGCTTTGGAACGTATGTTTATTCAATATGTCGTTGATACAGATCCTAAAAAACCAAAGAGCATACAACAGGCAATGGGTGGCTATGGAGCGGGTCTTTCCATGGTTGCGGGTATGCATGCTCGTATTCGTAAGGCGGCAGGGGTCTTGGCCGACAAGCGTAACATGCACACCGTATTCATTGCCCATAGTGAAGTTGGTACGGAAAACCCGCCAGACGACGAATCATTCTCAAAATGGGGTTTGCGTTTAAGTGGTAAGTCGGAACCTAACTATGTCGATGATGTAGACCTCGTTGGATATCTTAAATTAGAAACTTTTACGACAGGCGAAGGAGACAAGAAGAAAGCCATCTCTGATGGTACTCGTATTCTTGTTTGCCACGCATCGGCCGCTAACGTTTCAAAGAATCGTTTTGGTATCAATGAACCACTACCTGTGCAGATAGGCGTCAATCCATTGACCGATCATATTCCTGCGCTTCGTGCAAATAAGAAGGAGAAGGCAAATGGATAATTTTTGGGATCTAAGTGACGGCGAAGATATTACCAAAACTGGCACTCAGTTTGAGGTCGGCGGTGGTGACATTGAGCCTATTCCAAACAACACCAATTGCACAGCCATTATCGATCTGGCGGGTTGGGACACTTACATGGATGGGCAGAAGTTTATCTCCCTCCGTTGGTCAATCCTTGCGCCTGTTGAATTGAAGAACCGTAAGATTTTTCACAAATTGTGGGTGGCTGACCCCAATCCTATGTGGGAAGGCGATGTTGATGCCAAGCGTGACAAGGCAAAACGTATGCTTGTTGCGATTGATCAAAACGCAGGTGGAAAACTTTTGAAGAGCGGTAAAATGCCCTCTGATGAAGCGTTACAACTGCACCTGACAAGCGTTCCTATGACAATCAAAGTAAAGACATGGGAAAGCAAAGATAAGACCGCAAAGGGTAATTATATTGCCTCAGTGGGACCAAAGAATAATGTCAAACCCGAACCCGTAAAGGTTACTCGCGGAATGATTGACGACGAAGTGCCGTTCTGAGGGGGAACGGTGCTAGTAGGGGGGAAGGTGGGTTTTTCGGGTCCTTCATCTGCCTTCCCCTCTTTAACATGGAGATCAAAACATGAATCATATGGTGTTTACTGAGGCATCTATAACGTTGAACGATATTGTTTTTGATTACATGAAAGAGTTTGGTTTATTGCCGCGGGTTCGGGAACTTTATGAACCAAAAACCAAAGCAGAAAAACGCGGAGAAGATTTAATTGAATCCTCTTACATTGAAGAACCAGATTATGGATCGGTCATTAAAGCCTGCCGTAAAACGGTTATGAAATTAGAAGATTTTGAGAATGAAGTTGTTACCAGCGATTTAAGTGAACAACGCGATCGGCGGCGTAAAATAGAAGAGATTATTTCTATTATGCATATAAGCCGAACCTATCCAGAAAACGCCATTAAAAGATTAAAACGGCTTCGGCCCCAGACGGAGAAAGCAAGTGGAACAGAGAAGTGAAGAGTGGTTTGCCGCAAGACGCGGTCGCATAACAGGATCAGCCGTGGGGGCTATTCTTGGCCTGTCTCCTTTTATGAAACCTGATGATGTCCTTCGTCGCATGGTACGAGAAAAGTTTGACGCACCGTCCGAGTTTATTGGCAATGTAGCTACAGACTGGGGAACGGCTAACGAACCAAATGCGATCGGGCAATATGAATTGGAAACTGGTATTAGGGTTATGCCAGCAGGATTTTATACGCATGAGCATTGGTTAGGCGCTTCTCCTGACGGTCTGGTAGGCCAAGAAGGACTTATTGAGGTCAAATGCCCTTATAGCCTTCGGAATGAAAAAGCCCCGGTGCAGTTCAAGCCGCTTGCCATGCAAATGCATTATTACGCCCAGATCCAAATACAGTTATTTATCACGGGCAAGCCATGGTGCCACTTTTATCAATGGACGCCTACCGATTCGCGGAATGAAATAATCTCATATGATGAGCCATGGATTAACGCGAACATGCCTGCGCTATTGGCGTTCTATCAAAGATACTTGGTGGAAAGCACCCACCCTATGTTGGCTGAGAAACATTTGCAGCCGCGTAAAAAAGAAAACGATAAACCTGAACTTCGCCAGTTAGCGGCAGAGTATTGGGACTTAATTCAAGATATGAAAGCATCGGAAGATCGTAAGGCTGAGTTGCTTGAGAAAATGGTCGTGGCTGCTGGTGGTGAGCCTTGTTACATTGATGGTCATAGCCTTACAAAAGTGGAACGCGAAGGGGCGATTAGCTATTCCAAGGTTGTTAAGGATTTGTTGCCCGGCGTTGACTTGGAACCGTATCGTGGGAAACCAACTAGTTATTGGACGTTTAAATAATGGGCAAGCGATCGGACTTTGAACGCAACCCGATGGACTATTACCCAACCCCTAAAGAGGCCGTACTACCGCTTCTTAAACATTTGCCAGAATGTGCGTGGTTTTGTGAGCCATGTGCCGGGGCAGGGGTCTTATCGGCTCATTTAGAATCGGCTGGGCATTTGTGTGTTGAGGCATACGATGCAGAACCACAGGCAGATTGGATAGGTCGTAAAGATGCGTCATTTCTTACGGAAGAAGACGTGCAAGGGTGTCGGTTTATCATTACGAATCCCCCTTGGGAACGTGTGGTATTGCATCAGATTATCGAAAGGTGCGCGGCTTTGCGACCGACATGGTTGTTGTTTGACGCGGACTGGATGCATACAAGGCAATCGGCACCGTATATGTTAATGTGTGAAATGATCGTGTCGATCGGGCGGGTTAAATGGATACCGGATAGCGAAGGTGCGGGTAAAGACAATTGCTGCTGGTATAGGTTTGACCGTCGAAACAAGTTACCAACTATGTTTGTGGGGCGTTAATGAAGTTTCCTGATAATATTGCCGTATATGGTATCGTTGATTATCGAGGCGAATGTCCGCGGGAGTACTTTGAGCAGAAGGCGTTCTTTAAACGAATTAGGATGCGGTATCCCGAAACATGGGGAAAAATTGCTTTGCATCCTAAGAACGAGGGTAAAAGGGAATTTCGCAAGGCAAACGCTGAAAAGGCAGAAGGTTTAACGGCAGGTGCTTCGGACATTATTGTCCCCGGCGATCCAACTTTTGTGTGCGAAATCAAACGCCAAGACCACACCCAATCAAAATGGCAACCGAATCAATTGGAGTATTTGCATGCCGCGCAAAAAGCAGGCGCGTGGGTCTGTATTGCCCTTGGAGCCGATGCAGCTATCGATGCTTTCGAGGACTATCTGGGAGACTGTTACAAAGCCGAGTAAACTAATTGATAATGTGATGGACGGCCATATACGGTTAGAAGATCAAACAAAATCAATACAATCTGCGTGTTCTTTTCATATTTACCAAGAGGCTTGCAGGATTTTGAAATTAACCGAGGTTAAAGAACGCCGTTTGGAATTGGACAAGATACCAGCGGCGCTCCGGCCACACATAGAAAAAGAGGTTAAAAAAATATGGGACTTGCGGAAACAGTTGCGGCCGTCTGGGCTTTGGGACTTATGGGTTTAATTTTAAATTTTATAGTTTTGGAGATTATTCAAAGTGGTAAGGACGAGCGTTTATTACAAAGGGAATTTAGTCGTGTCCTACACCATGAGGTTGAGTACGCCCTATGGCGGAACCGTCAAAAGAAGGCCACTGCTCAGGAAAAATAAATTGAAAATAATTTTAGAAAGGGGGTTGCAACATTAATTCAGATGTGGTTTATAGGTGTTGTCAGCGACGCGGTGTTGCTGCCTAGATGGAGATTAGATCATGAATACGAACCTTACCCTTGCAGACCAGTACGCCATCCAATCCCTCGAACTTAAGACTGGCAAAGATAACCTTGATATCCTCAAGGATGCAGTCATTGCCACGGGTGTTGATTACCTTGAAGGCGAAATGTACGACCTTTCCATTCACCTCCGCGCCAAGAAGGTCATTGATGAGGATCTTCTCATGAAGACGCACGGCGTGTCCTTGAAGGATGTTGAGGCTTTGGAGAAGCTGTTGAAGTCCTACAAGGCTTGCACCAAGGATGATGCAGAGATGACCACAGTGGTCAATGTTAAAGCCAAACTAGCGGCCGTGGCGTGAGGAGGGAATCATGCGTACAATCTGGACAATCTTGGTAGATTATCAAATGCCTGACCGCACCATGCGGCGTAAAAATTATATCATGTCAGACACGATGCAGATTGCATCCCTTGAACGGCACTTGAAGAGTGTTAATGGTAAAATTCTGCACCGTGTTGTAATGCCCATAATGACATTCGATGAAGTTATGGAAGACATAGATGGTGAAATGTATCGTTTAGAAATGTTAGCATAAGGAAAATATATCATGGCAGTACATCAAAAAGATCATCTTAAAGAAGCGGCGGCTTATGAGTTGGCCCGTAACATATACCAGTATTGGTCGTCTCAAGGTTACCATATTGAGGCTTTTGTTTACAAAATTAGAGGAGGAAAAGCAGAACACGCCGCCTATGGTGTAAAGACAAATCTAATTAACGGTTTGCCGCAAGACCATGTGTTGCACAAGGAGATGTTTAAATGAAAACGGTTGACGTAGAGGTCAACGATGCAGTGGATATTGACTCCGTTGAACTATATGTGCGGGGTCAAGTGACAATCGAATATACAAATGCTTTCAATTGGAAAATATGTAGCATTGGAATTGACGTTTTTGAGGATGAGTTTCGTCATACCAATGATTCCATGTCGCCTATGATCCTTTGGAAAAAGATAGTCCCTGCTTTAAGCGATCGGCTTGAAGAACGTATTCAATCAGCAATTATGGAGAAATAAAATGCGTAATCTATCGGAAGAAACAAAAAAGAAAATTAGCAAGAGCATGAAATTGTTACATGCACAAAGAAAGAAAATTGAAAGCATAGAACTTGCAAAACCACGCCGCGGACGTCCTCCCAAAATACTTAAATCAATTGCAAAGCCAGAAGACCCGTTAAAGGTATTAGAAAGGGACTTGTTATCATCCATGGGTGGCATGATGGCTTCTCGTGAACGGGACTTGTACAGGTATATCAGTTCTGAGTTTAACCACTTTATTAAGTCACAAGCGTTCTCTGATGCCGTAAATTTACGGTTGGACTTTTATGGCACCAAAATTCTAGAGGCAGAATGCAAACGCATTATCAATGCAATTGAAACCCGTCCTCCAATGAGCACCCTTGAGCGTTTTAAGGCAGCGATTGATATATTGAGGGGCAAATGAAAGACACGGAACTCCATGATGAACTACTGGCGGCTGACATGCGGTTTAAGTGGGCCATGAAGGAGTTCGAAAAATACAGGATTGAAAATGAAAGACTCAAGGAAGAAGTGGTTCAGCTTCGTCGATATATCGGAGAATTATTCAGTGAGCACGGAATTGAACACGCCTACATCAAATACTATGGAGAAGATTGAAATGATTATTACCAAACGCCAACGGACCCATGGGGTTTACCGGGAACAGTCTGGATTTAGCCAAGGGCTTAAAGACTATTTAAAGTCTGGCAAAAACTGGGACGTACTGAACGATGGGCAGAAAGAAGCCCTTGAAATGATAGCGGTCAAGATATCTCGAGTGCTTCACGGGGATTATAACTATCGTGACCATTGGGATGACATTGTTGGCTATGGTCAATTAGGGACCGAATCATGTTTGGCTAATATGCCGACCGTTACCATGGATCTTGAGGAGGTCATGAAAAATGACGGACAGTAAAACCAAAGAACACAAACTGAAGATTGAACTGGCCAAACACGCCTCTCGTATCCAAAAGATTAAACAGGCCCAAGGGGGTGAAGAAACTCGGATGAAAATAACCCTACCAACCTTTTCATGGGACAAGAAACAAGATGACAGGCTTTCAAAGTAAACGGGAATTGGCTAATCTACGTTGGTTGGGGCCATACGCCCCTTCCGATCGCCATGCAGACGATGTTACCGTTTCTGATATGGTCAGGTTGAGAGTTGAAAACGAACTGATGCGCGATGCTCTTAAGCGTATAACAAAGTCACAATATAATGCTGACAGCAAAGACATCGCAAATACCGTTTTTGATAAAATAGGTGATTGATGTGTGTAAGAAGAAAAGACTATACTGAGGTTCCTAAACCAACTGGTGACAAAGGCGATGTACCAACTACTGGGCAGATCAAGAGTTGACCCACACGCACGCTCCCGTGTCGTTGATAGAGATATTGATTTTGATTCATTGACACGGGAACTTCGCCTTATGAGACGGGACCATCCCCTATGGGATTTTTGGATAGAATTAGAACCAGAGGAAGAAGAAGATTATGAGGAAATACGAGCGAGTATTTGTCTGCAACCCGTCTTTCAAATTGAATCCTGACGAACTGGCTCAATTGGCAAACGAAACTGTTTATGTCTGCGATCGGCCAATGTTTGATAACCTTGCTACCGACAATTACATTCCTGATTTTGAGGGACGTATAGCCGAACGCATGGCAGACTTTGATCCCAACAATGATATCGTAGCCTACTATGGCGACAGTATGATTTTTGCCATGATGGTTATGTGGATAACCGGAGAATGGGATTCGTTTGACATAGCCAGATATTCAGCAAAGAAGTCCGGCTACGTCATTCGCAGATTGTCCTACGACAATTTTACTGTAGGGCAATAGGTTGTTCTGCAGGGGCAGGTGAGGCTACAGTTTCAATTTGTGGTTTTGCCTGTCCATGCAACAAGTTCACCAATTCTGCCACCTCGGCATAAGCACCTGCACCAAGATGTTTCAAAATTGTGTTAACATGTGCAACGGTCAATTTTAACTCAAGTTCCAAGTTATCCATTATATACCCCTATTTGCAACGGCTAATGCCTTGGCGACGGTATTGTCGTCCAAGTTAAGTAAAGGCTTTGTTTCATTGCCTTGTTCTTTTCTAATCTTGTCTACCATATTGATCAAGACGTTTGCCTTGGATGCGGCAGAATGCGTTGTGCGACCGCCAGAGGCTCGTTCAGTACGGCCACCAGAAGCCTGCGGTAAAAATCTTTGAGCGGCTAATCCCATACCTGCTAACACACTGGGTGGCAGTTGGTTGATTGCCCTTGCTCCACCATAGATACCTGCACCTTTAACCGCTGGGCCAAGAGCAGGAGCGGCAATTTGTGCGCCCACCAATGGAGCGGTTCTTTTAACGGTTTCGCCTGCAATCCGAGCGCCAGTAGATGGTACATATTGTGATACAGGACGTGCAATATTACGAGCACCATAAGCACCCGCCAAAGAACCAGCACCTGCCGCCGTCATTGTTCTTAAAGGAAAACCACCTAACAAAGCATTTTCACCAAAAGCCGCTAACACTTCTGGGTAAACTACAGGAGAAATATTAGCACCTGCTTTTTGAGCGAGGGAATCAAGTTTAACCCCTAATGGAGTTCCATCAGATGATATGCGGCCAAGCGAATTAATTTTTTCTAATGTATCTCGCGCACCGCCGTCACCAACTTGGCCGAATATCAAGTCCTTGCCTTGTGGATGTAGGGCATCGTTATATAGTTTGTTAAAGTTTCCAAATGAGAAATTTCCATTAGGCGCAAGATTATTTGTATAATTTTTACCAATAAGGCTCCACGCATCTGGATCATAATTATTTACAACCTGCTGTAATGGAGCAAGAGCTGCTATGTTTGGCTTTTTAGCGGAGGCAGCAGAAATAATGTTTGTGTAAATATTTGACGATGGCTTAAAGCCCGGACCAGCATTAGGGTTACCAACTGTTTTTAAAATGGTGTCCCGCAAGTTGTATAGTTTTTGAGCGTTTTGATTTGCCTTTGCAAGATCCTGAACGGCCTGTGGCCCACCTACAGATTGAGCGTAGGCATTCATATCTTTAGTAGCGGCTTCACGCAATTGTGCAAGGACGCTATCATTCAACCCTGCGCTTCCCGGCATTCTATTAAATGTCATTGCATCGCTAATAACTTCACGAAGTTTTTTCATATCTTCAAAATTATGACCACGCTCATCAGCAAGCGCTTTTTCGACTACTTTAAAAGTAGGTTCAAGGTCCGATACTTTACCAAGCGAAGAATTACGAGCTGCTTCAACTGCGGCACGAACATTGGAAATATCCATCATTTGATTGGGATTAAATAGATTATCAAGCGGTTTATAATGGCTATTCAATTGAGAACGGAAACCAATTGGGTCTTGATCGTCTTGTAAAAATTGACCAACTGCAGAACGTACTGCTTCGCCGGCTTTTTCAGGATCGTATTCACCAGATAAGTCAGATACCTTTTCTCCAAGTTGAGAAAGAGTGCGAGCGGACGATTTTGGAACTTGATTAAAGAAATCAAATTTTGATGCAACGTTTGGAATAGTGCCTTGTCCTACAGAAGCACTGGGCAAAGAAACACCAATGTCATGAGCAAGGCTACCTGCTATTGCGGCACTATCTGCGCCACCTGTAAGGGCATGAACAAGAGGATCGGCAACTTTACCTGCTAACGCACCAACGGTCTTACCAGCGGCACCAATTACCATAGGGGCAACTTTAGCACCGATAGCACCTGCGGCCGCGCCACTTAATTTGTCAGATAAATTTTCGCCTTCTGATGATCCGTAAATAGCCCCTTGGACAAGAGGATTTTCTGCAGCCGTAGCAACCCCGCGTAACGCACTAGGAGCCATTCCTGCACCTTCACCCGCAAGAGCGCGTAAACCCGCCCCACCGAGGCTTGCGATATTGCTTGAACCGGACAATAAATCAGCAGCACCCAATCCACCCGCAATCGCAGCTTCTTCAGGAGCGCCCAATACAGCACCAACTGCCGCAGGAATAGCCGATGCAACCATGCCAGTTCCGTATAAATAGGGGTGCTGCTCCCATGCGGCGTTTGTGGCGGCTTTTTGTTTGGCTAGTTCAACAAGATATTCCGGTTCAGTACTGCCGGGCATATGACCTGTCTTAGCGGCCGCAATCAATTGTGGGGAATAACCGAGACCAAACGCTTGTGCGGCACCTCGACCAAATGATTCAAGGCCACCAACTTCGGGTTCCCAAGCAATGTTGCCCCCTTCTGGTTGTGATGGTTCATTATCCCACTTGATGTTTTCAGCCATTATTGAATCTCCACGCTACCATCGGAATATTGAATGGCTTTTTTACCTGCATTGGGACCGTCTTGAACTATACCAGTACGTGTAACAGTACGGTTTCCTTCGGACTGGGCTTGCCCAGCGAATGGAGGAATGTCTTTCTTGGCTTTTTCAAGATAGCTTTCTAATGGGTTTGCTTTATTGAATTGAGAGGTAAACAATACGGGCTCAGGATACTGACCATTGTTTTTAACGCCTTCTGCAAGCCATGCTTGATTAAGATCATGTTGTTGCTCAAGTTTTGCTTTGGCGTTTGCAACGATATCATGCCGTGAACCCGGATTAATGCTAGGTGTCGCAACAGCATGTAACGCTTCTTGTAAGACGGATTTTTGAGCAGAACCTGCATTTTCTGAAAGGGTTTGCAATGCAGAAATAACTGCACTCTTTGTTCCAGAATCGTTGGCTTTTTGGAGAGTTGCCATATCTGGTTTAATATATGCATCAAACCCCGGTATTGAACTTAATCTACCAATGGCTTCAGCCAATTCAGGTGTTGCACGGTTCATATTTGCCAAGCGTGAATACTCGGCGATATTGTTAATAAGTTGATTATTAACCGCATAGCTTTTTTCAAAATCCGTAGCATCGTTATATTGCGATTGAATATTCTTCGTGACGTTTTCAGCAAGAGCGGCCTTACGCGATGCAGCAAGAACACCTAATGCGGGGATAGAATTACCATTAACATCGCGTGTTAATTTAGTATTGTTGATTTCGGTTAGACGATCCTCATATGCTTTCACTTGTCCTTCAAGGAAAGAACCTGTTCCACCAACACCTTTATATTTATTGATGAATGATTGAAGTGATGCGGGATCATTTCCAAGAGGAATTTCTATGCCGTCACGAACAACAGTACCTGAATGCATTTGTTGGAGCGTAGGAGCGGGTGCAAGGCCAACTTTACCCTGATCGGTCTGACCAGCTGCAGGTTGCACCGCAGGTTGTCCAAACACACCCGTTTGACCGGTAATTGCCTGAGCGTCTGTAGGAAGATTTCCTTGATAACCCGATAGTTTTGCAAACTCTTGCATAGAAATTGGAGGTTGACCGTTTGCGTCGCGCATTGCATTGAATTGCATAAGACCCGTTTGAAGGGCATTTGTTGTAGCAATGTTGCGTTGCGAAATAACAGGCGATAGCGCCTGACGCTCCATCTGCTGTGTACGCACATCTTCATAAGCCTTAGCACCGCCACCAAGACCTTGTAAAATAGCCGCACCAAGATATGGGCTTTTAGACGATGCCATAGCCCCAAGGCCGGACAACAAAGGTATAATTGTTTGCTCAGATATGAGGCCCGTCTGTGGCAGTAGACCACCTTGGTTTTGCTGTTGTTCTTGAGCCTGTGCAGAACCGATACCAAACATATTTCCTAAACCGCTGAACAAATCGCCATTGGTTTTAGATGGTTCTTTTTGTGCAAGGCTCGTCCAAGTTGGCGCAAGGGCTTTTTTAATTTCAGGTGTAAAACCATTTTCAGAAACATCTTGCCTTAAATCGCGACCAGTACGTTTTTTATAATCATCGTTTGCAAGTTGCCATGTAGCTGCGTCTTGATAAGCAGGGGTCATTGGCGCACCGCCAGTTACTCGATCCCATGTCTCACCAATAAATTGACCCGCACCTGCGGCCGTAGATTGTCCGCCTTTGCCAACGCGATGAGGATGACCTTGAGATGGATCAAATTCTTCGCCACCATTAAGAATGTTGTATTTTCCGCCGCTTTCACCTTGATAAATATTTTTTACAACTTGTTGTTGCGCGGCATCCATATCTGCAAGACTTTGAGGAGCAATCTTATATTGTAGTTTGCTATCAAGGCCACCTTCGTCACCAACTACATCGCCATCAGCATGGTGTTCACGAGGAACAAGACCGCCTGATGAAAGCCCAAATGGCGCTAAAATAATTGGAAGCGCAGACATAGCCGCATCACCAATACCAGACATCGCCGCACCAAGACCACTAGCCGCTTCAGGAGCCGCAAAAGCCTCTTCTCCGCCCGTTGCCATTGCGCCAACAACATCAGGTAATGGAGCAGAGGCGGCACTATATAAGCCGGGAAGTTGAGACGTAGCGCCTAAACCGCCCATAGACCCCGCCAATTTACTTGCGCCTAATAAGTCCCCCATGCCCAACCCAGATTGAGAAGGATTGCCGGGAGGATTGGCTGCTGTAGCAAGTTTTCTTTCAGGTTGCTGACTATTCTTTGCAACTTTTTCCATGGGGTCATTGGATGTCTCATATGGAATATCACCACCATCGGCATATCCAACAAGACCACCTTGAGCCTGCGTAGGTTTGTCCAAGGTCTTCATATATTCATAGGCTTTATTGAGATAATCCTTAGCACCCGTGAATAATTTACCACCCTGCTCAATTTCGTCAGCGGCACCTAAACCTTGTTGCAACACGCTCTCTGGCATTGACGGTGCAGAACCTGCGGTCATTAATTGACCAACTGAAACTTTAGAATCAGGAACACGCCCCGCAAGACCCGGTTCACCACCCATTTGCCTCATAGAAGCTGCATTGGGATTTTTTAAAGCGGTCTGTTGACGGTTCAACAAATTATAAAATGAATTAATATCATAGGGATCGTACTTGCCAAACGCAGTTGTATCGGCGTAGCCACCATCCGCATATCCTTCACCCATGTGTTGCATGCCAACGGCACCGCCCTCGGACACCAATCCACCGCTATAATGCGCGGGACGAGAGGCTTTCTCATAATCTACGGTTTTATAACCACCTGCCAACCCTACGGCTTCTGGATGCTTTTTCTCAACCTCATCGGCCATAAAGCCAATATGGGTCTGTTCAGTATCATCGCCCTTGTACTTATAAGTATAAATTGGAAGACCGTTATAGGCTGTACCAATTTTCTTAATGTCTTCTTTAAGGCGTCGATCGGAGAAGAACGGCATAGGCTGTTGCGTGGTTGTGGTGGAACCAGACAGTGCGCCAGTACCTTCTGCAATATTTGCCAAGAATTGTGCCACTTGGAACGGATAGGCCTGTTGTTGCAAGAACTGATTGTAAAGGGCCGTGTTGCCTGCCTGTTGGGTTTGCTGACCAAGAGTACCTGCGCCCAATTGTGCTTGCGCCCCAGCAAGACCTGCCGTTTGAGCACCCGCACCCAATGTTCCAAGTTGCCCAGCAAGAGCACCCTGTTGACCAAGACCTGCCATATAGTTTTGAGCGGCGTTTTGATAACCAGTAGAAGCCATGTTGGCTAATACGTTACCTGTTGCAAGATTTTGTTGTCCTGCTAATGCGGCCTGTGCAATTTTACCACGATCGCCACCGAACGCTCCGGCAGATATTCCTTGGCCCAAAATCTGTTGCTGTTGTTGTTGATTTTGGTTCTGTAAATAAGCGGCAGTTGAACCCATGGCTTGGCTGACGAAGGGATTCATATACCCCGCCACGCCCTGTTGGTAGTTTTGTGGGTTATAACCTTGATAGGCTTGTGCCGTGCCTTGTAGGGCTGCGCCGTAGGCGGGTTGGGCCGAAGTGGCATATTGATTGATGTTACCAATACCCGCCTGTTGCTGTTGATTTAATGGGGCAACAAATGCGTTTGGATCAGTGCTATATTGTTGAAATGGTTGTGCAGCCGTCTGTTGAGCCTGAGCATTAACGGAGTTATACCGAGCCAGCACCTCGGGAGGTATGGATACCTGTTGGGTAGTGGTTCCGGTTTTGCCGCCCATTTTAGTGCTCCGTTACGTGCTCATCGTGTCCTGTTTGGACATTGTATAAGAAAAAAGCCCCCGCAGGAGGCCCAAATTGACGTTCGTACAGGCGGACCTTTGCCTCAGTACGGTGATTAGAAAGAACGCCAATAATGAGGGGGATACCCAAATCATCGGCCACCTTCTTGGAAAACTCGCATAGTTTACGCGCACGTCCACCTTTTGCGCTACGGAACTCAGGATCAACAAATATAGCTTTTTCCTCAAGCATCCATTCGTCAGAATACCACATCTGAGACGTTCTTAGAAGGACTGCTCCTTCAATCTTTTCGCCGGGTTTACCAATGATGCCAACAAGCCCCTGCCACAGATATAAAGCGGGTTTGATCATACCAAGCATCTTTTCAGGGTTGACACCCTTGATGCCGTTTTCTTCCCACGCCCGTAGGGCAAGGTCTAGCATTGCTGATTCGTCTTCTGGTGTTCCAAGTCGTATTTTAAGTTCTTCGGCCATTAATCCCTCTTAGGTCCGGGTAACTTTTTAAGCGTTTCTATGGTTTTTTTACGATATCCAGTAACAAAATGATCAAGGATTTCATGACCGTGGTCAATATCTCCATTGCCTAACTGGGTCACTTCTTCTGGCGTTATAACATATTCCCCACCTGCAACCACCACTTCAACGGGAGCGCGTCCACCCGAGGCTCGAGCACCATAAGGTTTACCTTGGGCGTATGGCATTCCTTCGGAGGAATAAGGTTGTTTTTGTTGGCTATAGGGTTTTCCTGAAAACATGCGCCGAGCAATCTTGAACCCTGCCATCGTGTTGCCTTCGCCCATGGACGAAATGATATCGGCAGGTATGACATATGACCCCGAATCAAGTTTGGTTGGTAAGTGGTCGGTACGCCCCGCAACCGGACTATGAATTGGACCCTTGTGGGTTAACTCGGCATGCATAGGATATTCAATATGAGGTATGTTTAAATTGGCTTTGCGGTAATCCATGGGACCACCCTCTGCTTTTCCCGATCGGGCCATATTAAGCGCAGCCGCTACCGCCTGATCATGTGGGTGACCCGCACGGGTCATTTCGCTTATATTCTTACTAATCGTCTTTTGAGATTTACCGTGTGCTAATGGCATGATGACCTCAGATATTTGGCGTGTAAGAAACGACAGCGGACATACCAGTTTGAGCAACAACCACCAGCCCATTGGTAACATGAATACGAATGTCTCGGTACGGGACAAAGTTAGCGGCATTGGCTGGCAAAGAAGAATAAATTAAATTGGAATTTGCTATGCCGCCGGTTGTTGCTGAATCATACAAAAGCACTTGGTTAGAGCCGGACGTTAACGGTATGGATATGCTGTATAGAAGCCCTTTTCCCGTAAACACTTGAGTTGTTGTAGCTACAACTGGCGCTGAAGATGTTGTTGGAACAACATTAGTTATTTCAGACACAATGCTTTGCAAATAACTCGCAAGGTTATTGATCGCAATAACGCCGTTCTTTTGTGTGGTGAGAATATCGTCAAGTGACGCACCCATTAAAATCTCCCGTCAATCTGATAGCGGTATCTGATTGCACCTAGCCGCCAGAACGTACCAACGTCATTGGACGATATATTAAACGCCATTAAACGCGCCCTGATGCGGACAGATATGTATTCTGTGGCTTGCGTCATTGTATAAGGGCCGTACTGAACAGGTGTATCGCCGGGGTAATTAGTGACGTAGAATGTAATCTGCACGGTCGCATTTGGATTACCAGAATACGTTCCCCACTTCATGTCAGGCCATATCTGATCAATAAAGATCAAGTTGTCGGCCTCGTTAAGTTGGAAATAACCCGTCTGGAAAGACGATAGCATGGCGGTTGTTTGGGTGCCGTTGGCTGCATCGTTTCCTATTTCGTGCTGATATAAGTAATTATCAGACCCAGCACCAATAGGAGACCCAAGCACAGATTGATCAATCCAAGCAGTCCGGCCAAGAGAACCGTAGTCCCACTGTTGAAGGACGGTATTGTATTTGACATAGCTATCGTTCTCGGTGGACGAGGCAGATGGATAGTACCATGTAATTTCGTTGAACTGGCTGTTTACGCCGCAAGCTACTTTATAAAGGTAAGATGTATTGATGTTTTGGAAAACAACGTCCCAGATCGGGCATGGGATAGATTGAACGCCTGACCCCACCATCATAAAGAATTGTTTTTGCGACATCCAATAGACGGCACCGTTCATTTGCCCCGCGCAATGCTGAGAGATAGCACCGCAGTTAGAACCGATCTTGTTAAACCCATACACAAACGGAGCGCCAACATATTGCATGGCCCAAAGGTCAAGGTCAGTCCATAAAAGCCCCTGTTGTGGCCCCTGAATACCTGCAACGATCTTGGACCCCGTAGGAATACGATAAGATCCTGCCTGATTTGTTGCTGTTCCATTCCAAACAGTGAAGTCACCAATGTCGGACCACCGAACCAACAAGGGATCGGCCGCAAGCGTGAACGAGGATCCGTATGCCACCACTTGGCGCTCAGGCATCGCAACGAATACACCGCTTGCCACAAGAGGACAGTTGCCACCGAGATATTGCGCGGTCTGAAGTTGGCCATTGGGTTGCCAATAGTAGATCGTTCCACCTGCGGGGCAGGCAATTAGGTCTTGGCCAAAGTTATCAAGCGTCCAATCGGTGGCTGTGATCGGGGTGCCGGGGACAGAAGGTTGAGCCGTACCAACACCAAAACCACCCGTACCAAAGCCACCAACACCAAAACCCGTGCCAGTAGGTTGCGGCCCAATTGCGATATAAAAATTAGCTTTAATGTTACCGCTGTTGATTGATACCGTTGCGCCGGACGTAGCCGTGTTGGCTGCGGAAAAAGTAAAAGTACTTGATGTCGGAACGGTCAATACGGAATAGAGGCCAAACAGGGTTACGCCACCGACAGCCGTGGATACGCCAATGTAAAACTCGTCGCCCACAGCATAACCGTGATTGGCAAGCGTAGCCGTTACAATTGAAGAACCACTCGTTGTGGTAAACGAGTAGGAAGCCCCACCACTTGAAACGGTCGTTGTAGCATTAGACGCGGCTAAGATTGAATAGTTTGCGCCATACTGAACCGTACCTGCTACCGTTTGAGATCCAGTTGCGGTTGAGGCAAATGAGATTGACGTAGACGTTGCACCCGTTAATTTCCAAGTCCCGTTGTATGCCGTTGGCGTAACGCCGCTGACGATAACATATGATCCAATCACTGGCGGGTTGGCCTGAGATGCAAAAGTTATGGTGGCGGTTGTGCCATTACCAGATGCGCCTGTTGTGGCTACGCTATTGGCAACCGATGCCGTGTAAACGGGGTATGGGCCTGTAAAAACAAGCGCATCAACCGCAACGGGTGTAACGTAATTAACGTAATCTAAGGTTGATGCAATCAGGCCATAATCAACAACGGAAACAACATTTGATCCGGCGGTGGTTGAGAAATTTGGCGCAGAATTGGTAATGGTCGTTTGCGGGGTGACATTGGAGAGATTGCCACTCGTTAAGACGTTGAGCGAAGATTCCGCACCAATACCAAGATAGTTGTTGGCGTTAAGATCGGCCCATCCTTTTAGCGCACGAATTTTTGAACCGATGGCAGAAGCATAGTACGCGACCCAACCGCCAAGTTTTTGCGCCAAACCGTAGCCATTGCGTTCAGGCAGGAAACGAATTAACTGCGAAGCAGAATATGCGGCTTCGTTCAACGCCGGAGTGGTGTTGGTTTCAATGCCGGGCTTCAGCTTGATTGTATTATGAGGCATAAATTACCTCGTTGGAGCGGCAAAAGGAGCAGGCGAATAAGAAGTCCATGCGGCAGATTCAAACTTCTTGCGGTTCTCTTCGACCATCGCGCTCTTGAGAAGGCTTTGATATTGGCTTTCATACGTCTGCGCCATGGCAGGATCATCGTTCAAACGGCCGAAGTTGCGTTGGTAGGCCGAGATATAGATCATGGACGCCATGATAAACATGTCCGGCAAATAGACCGAGATATAGGTTTGCGTGTTTGTGGCCGATAGCGGAGCAGAACGCACGGTTCCTGTCAGGCGAATGGCATAGTTAAGATCGGGAATAGGGCCAACAATCATATTCTGATTAGTCAGACCAGTTGACGCCGAATCACCACCGTAGACAGCGAAGTATTGCGGAAGCCCCGTAGCCGATCCCGTGCCGTATACGTTTTGGATAAATTCTTTGCCGACTGGCAACAAGGGGGCTGAACTACCTGAGCCGTCAATGACTTCAAAGGTTTCCATGACCACAAACTGAGACGTAGGAATCGTTAAGGTGCCGTTGCCTGCCGTCAAAGAATAAGATGAGTTGCTGATTTGGGTTGACAAAAAGTCAAGGTCACGCTGCATCCGCAGTTCGGCGTAGGAAATCATTTGAGGCAAAATGATCTGGAAGTTGGTGTCCGTTGTAGGAACCACCGCCATTGTCGCTATTTGCTGGACGTAGGTGTTATAATCCATGTCTACACCATGTTAAATGCGGTTTGTTCTACTTCTGACACCCGACGTGACCAGCCTTTGCCAAAGGTACCATAAGTTGGCAGTGATTGTAAGAAGGCTAATCTGGCTTCGCATACCGCTGTAGCAACTTCACGAGGGTTTGACGCTTCAAGAGCGCGTAACGTGGCGGGTCCGATTTGCCCGTCTGGATTGGTACTGAGTACCGACTGAAGGGTTTTTGCTGCGCGGGACGGCCCCGAGTTGATGGCAAAATCGAAGACGGCATAATCCACGCCTTCCGGCAGATCGTCACCTTTAATTGTATCCCAATACTTTGTTTTGTACAGAGGCATGACATCGTTAGGCTTTAACGCCTTGATATCGTCTTTGGTCACAGGATGGCCAACCCATGCCTCCCAAGTTGCTTTTGTGCAGCCAAGGTTGGTAGCCCCGCCGGGGTCGGCAGGGTTGTCAACGTATCCACCTTCGTTTTTAAGGACGAGAGCAAAGCATTTAGGCCAATTGGTATTCACTTTGGCGGATCCTCGTGTTTATGCGCCGCACCAAAATAATAGGACAATACTAAAGTCAAAGCCGCATCAAGCGTACCAAGAACACGAGCCACCAACTCCCGCATCTCAGGAGGGATAGTGCTGTTCAATAGGTGCCATTGGATAAACACCCAAGCGCAAATGACCACTATAGCCAAAATGCGTGGCGTCCAATCATGTGTAGCAATCGCCATTTGTCGGGCAGAGTTACGGTCATCCGCAGCAATCCGCTCCAGATCAATGTCCAACGACTTCATTTGCGTCTTGAAATCGGCGTCGATCTTTTTGAGAGCGGCCAGCTGATCACCCGTTGGGTTAGCCAAGGCCGCCTGAATATCTTCTTCCGTGCCGTCTTCATGGCCAAATAAAGCGCCAGATAGAGCCTTAACCGCCATGCCTGCGACCGGACCACCGAGAGCGGTAGCGATAGTAGGTGCAACCGAACCAATCAATGGTCCAAAAGTTTTAAGAATGTCCATGTTATTTCACCGTTAGCATGAGAAAAACACCAATTGCAGCAATACCCAATACCAGAAAACCAACTATGCTACTAACCATAATTAGATCCTTTCTGGCCTCTTCCTGTTCTTTTAGTGCGGCCGCAGCCTGACGAGCCGCTTCCTTACGCATTTCAATCACTTGCCGCTGAATGCCTTCCCATGCCGCAGGGCCATATTGGCCAACAAACAGGTTCTTCACCTGAAGCTGCATATCAAGGGCTTTGGCTTTAACGGCGTATATCTTGACCGCTTCGGCCTCAAACTCTGCCTGTGATTGAAATAGTTTTTTCTTGCGCGGCGTTGACGCAATCGTAACGATTTGGCCCACTTTACCAAAGAGATTGCTTACCTTCTCGGCGGTCGCCATCATATCCTGCCCAGCATCGACTGCGGACTTGATTGAATTATATATCGCGGTTGCGCCAGCAATCAGGGTAAATGGATCCATGGTAACCTCAGTAGGGTGGCGCTTGCGTTTGGATAACGGGTTTGGAAAGTTCGGCCACCTGCATAGCAATCTGCGCCTCAACCGCTGGCATACTAATGCAACCCGATACCCACTGATAGGCTAAGGATTGCGTGATGTTAGCGTAAGGCACGAACTCTGCGGGGTTAGGCGTTCCAAGGTTTGCTGTACCAGAAGAAGATGACGAAACCGTGCCATCCGTGCCAGTGCAAATCCAGTTAATGGCCGTGACCACGTTGGTTAGACCGTCAGACGTTGGATTGACAATGAATTGGGGAAACGTCCAAGTGAATATCATGTTATGACCACGTTATGGTTAAACGACCGTTTGCGCCTGAACCGCTATAACCGCCACCTG